CCAATCGTCCCCGCTTGACCTGTGCCAACTATTCCAAATTTTTCGGCAAGGGTACTAGCGGCCGTTCCAGCCTTGGTAACTTCTATCGCGAAAGTGTTAGCAGCCTGGACCGCTTGATCAAGTTGTTGGCCCAGAGCACCAAAGAAAACACTTCCACCTAGGCCGCCAAGAGCGCCACCGATGCCGCCGCCAATTACAGACCCAGGACCGCCACCAAAAAGCAGTGGGAAGCCAATACCTGTCCCAATGTCAGTAAGCTTTTGTTTACGAGCCCTTTTGCTTGCTGCAGCGTCTGCTTTTGCCTTTCTAGCGTCTCTATCTGTCTGTGCTTTTACTTTTCTAGCAGCCCTATCCCTCTCATTTGCAAGATCTTTTGTTTCTCTAGCTAGCCTCTTCTCCGCAGCTTCAACATCACGTTTTGCTTTAACTGAAGATTTATGAGCTGCAATAGATTCCTGGTACTGCGCTTCAAGACGATTTAAAACCGCCTTAGCTTTCCTTACGGCTTCGTTATAAAGTGCTTGGTCTCCTGTTTTACCGGCTCCAGCAACTTGTGCAACAAGCGTTTCAGCTCGGGCAATGCCACGAGTATCGGAACTTCCACCAGCCTTAAGTGCGTCAATACGCTTAAACCCACGGCTGCTTTCCTCAATTCCCTTATTTCTGAGAGCTTGAAGACGATTAGATTCACGTTGTTTTTCAACAACACGACCTAACTCTGTTGCTAATGCTCTAGCAAGGCGGATATTCTTCTGTCCGCCCCTTGTGCCTGCTTGGAACGCTTGCTTTATTTGGTCAACACGACCTTTTAATTCTTTATTTGCACTGCCCCCAGCACGTGCAAACTCTCCAAGCTTTCTGTTGTAAAGATCAGTGGCGGCATTTAACTGTGATTGGAGAGCAAGTTTGCGCTCTGCCGCACGAATGCTGCGTTGAGAAGCTTGGCGCTCAGTACGCGTTACAGCCGCTAGAGCAACTGTTCCTCTCTGGGCAGTGCCGCCTCGTTCTAACTTTTTTGACTCTCGAAGAAGGTTTTTTATCCTTGTTTCCGCAGTCTTTAGCTTTTCCAGCCCCGAGACAATCAGATCAATTTTTGCCTGATAGCTAGAGGCCACTGCAGAAACAACACACCTGTATCAGGACACTCTACCTGCGCCTACGGGCCTTCGCTAATTCCTTTTCCTGGTCTTCGTTCAAAATTTTAAAATACGCGCTCCAACCCAAAACCTCTTCTGCTGTCATCGTTGACCGTAGCTCCGACAAGCTCATGCCAAGTTCTTTGGCAATGCCAAACTGCAACATGAGCCAGCTGTCCTTACGAAGCTCGGCTCCTAGGATTTTGGGTCTATAGCCTCTTCTTCTTCGTCGTCAGCCAAGATTGCCAGCATTAAAGACTGCAAGTCCTTATCTTTGACTTCGTTCTTCAACACATCAATTTCACCAGCTAGAAACAAAGGTTCCCCCAGCTCATTTTTTGCCTTTGCAATCAAAAGTTGAAGAGCAAACGCTCCGGCATCATCTGATCCCGCACGTTTTTGAGCACGCTCACGCTCTGCCATCGTCATGGGAGTCACCCACATTTCAAATGTGCTGTCGTCTGAAAGAGTAACGACTCTCTTTGTTGCCTCTAAATTCGCGGCTTTCTTGAGACGGTCAATGGCGCGTAATGCCATGAGTTACAACTAATTGTCTTATTACACTAGCACTAAAAAAGCCCCTAACAATGTCAGGGGCCTCTTTATCATCAATCGACTATTAGCTCTTAGCGAAGTCGAATGTAGGAGCTGATGTTGGACGGAAGTTAATTGAAATCGCCTGAGCATCGTCTGGCGTTACTGAGAAACTCGCAGAAGTCAGTACCGCTTCCATTGAGATGGAACGGCTGGCTGCATCATCTGGCGTACCAGCTGAAACAACTGCGTCCATATACAACTTGAACGTTGCGCCAGCTTGGTTGCGCTGGGTAACGTCTTCAATCAAACGAGCCGAAATACCGGTGTCGTCATCAGTGAAGTAAACCTCAGCTGAACCTGTACCATCCGCAAAACCAGAGATAAAGGTTCGGAATGGTGCGCTTTGACCCAAAGTGCCACCGATGCTTGTCACATCGATCTCATCTCGGGTTATTTCAAAGTTCCAGGAGCGCACGTTTGCAACTGCTTGGAACTCAGTAAACGCAACTGTAAAGGCGCTAGTGCCGTCAGTCCCGTCACTTGACAGGGCGAGTACAGAACCGCCTGCTGTTGCAGAAAACGTTGCTGCTCCAGTAGAAGCGGTGTAGGTCTTGATAAAGACAGGAGTTCCTGCAGCTAGACCGCCGGGAAGAGTGCCCCCACCGGTAGTAAACGAAACTTTGTCGTTTACCTTGAAGTTCAGAAACGTTCCAACTTTGATCGTGTCGCTGCCGCTAGTTACATCTGCAGCCTTAAAGGTTCCAGATGTGCCAGCGGGCTTGTAATAAAGGGCTCCAGAGGTGCCCGAAAGGACGGTAGCCATTCGTGGTACTGAGAATGGTGGACTTACGGGCGAAACCCGGACTCATATAGCTTAGCGCGTTGTCAGCAAAACATCTAACCGTTATCTTCAGCAGTAAAGCCGGTGTCAATGCGTCCCATCATGTGGGGAGATTGTTCAGTTGTTGAAAAAGTAGGCCCATTAACTACCCCAGGCCGAAAATAAATACCCGTAGCTGCTCTAGTGGACGCGCTTAAACCAAGTAGCGTTGTAACAGCTGTATCTACCAACGTTTGGTTCCTTGCAGGGCCTTTCCCTTTCTCGCTGTAAACACGAATAACTACACTGCCCCTAACAAAATCAAGATTGCCAGTCAGCGTTACTTCTGTTGTTAGCCCGAACGTAACATTTACTCGAACGTACTCTGTTGTTGTATTGGCTGGAACAGCAGTGATGTTGTCAAAAAATACTGGTACAGCTGGTGACAAACCGTTGAAAGCAGTTAAAAGTGGATTTTCAACTGCAGCTCGAATTGCTTGGTAGTTCATCAGCTAAATCCTTTTGCTTTACCAAATGTAAGAAATCCTTTGCCAAAACCTTTTCCAATAGACTTGGTTAAAGGTCCGCCTAGTCCAAAGGTTGACCACCAATCAGCAGGCGCAGAGCTTGTAGAACCCCCGTCTCCCACCACTTGGCCACGAGTATCTCCTGGCGAGCGTCTACCAGGTTCTATTGTTTTGCTAAGCACTTTTCGTTCTTCTAAGCGTTCTGTGGGTTTTGAATAAGGGACAAGATCCATTGCTTCCGCTGCATACGGAGAAGTGTTTAATATCGTGTATAAACCTGTTGTTTTAAATTTAGTTTTAGGAACATTTCTTAAAGTGTACTTATACAAACCTGTGGAACTGCGTGGGTTTCCAGGGGCTTTGCCGGGTGCAACTGCATACCAAGATGCTGAAAATTCTCCTGAGTAAGCTGGTCCTGCCTCAACAAGATCGTTCATTATTTGAACGCAAGCTGTCCTAGCTCCTTCAAGAGTGGCATCCTCTATGTCCTTTATCAAAAACTTAAGGTCTCTCTTAGCCATTACTGGGGCCTCGCAACAATTGTGTGGAGCAAAGGATCTTCACCCCGAAGACTCAACACATTTAAAATCTTTGCTTCTCTTGTCACGCCAGCTTGCGAATACTGAATGCGGTCAGCTTCAGTTGGATAGTAAGAACCCAACTCGTCACCACCAAGAATCACCTTGATGTCAGTTGTTTGATAAAGCCCTTCGCTTTCTCTTGCTGAAACATTAGAAATCAAACCCTTCAATGCAACAGACGTATCCGCACCAGTCACAGCACCTGTTGCTGGATCGTAAGTGCGTGGCGTTGTCGTTTTGACAAGCGTGATGTCTTGACCCCACTCGTCCAGCAGATCTTTGGGGATTGACTTAAAAGTGCTGTCTACAAGTGACATCTCAACCCCTCACCATACGAACTTGATAAGAGCCAGAACCTCCAAGACAATAAGCACCAAGATAAGACTGCAGCCAAGGGTAAACGTCGAATACGTTATTGACAGTTCCAGTAGCTTGGCTAGCAGTGTTGTACTTGACCTTGAGGTCTCCGAGTTCGACTTCTTCGTATAACCCCTTATTGCCGGTATTCCCTGTAATCGCGTCCGTGTCATTAGCCAGCTCAAACGCTAGTAGATATGTAGCT